GGCGGAGAGTAGACAGTTAATACAATGGCTCAAAACAATTACCAAGAAATATAATATCTTGGTAATTACTGTAATTCATTTGGGAAAAAAAGATAATCAAACATTAGGACACCTGGGCTCCGCTTGCGATAGATACGCTCAAAGTACATTGTTAATAGAAAAGGACAAAGAGCAACAATGTTTTACTATTAGTAGTAGGTTTATGAGATCCGATGAAGATTTTGAGCCTATTAGTATTAAATATTTTAACGGAAAATATGAGCTATACAATTACGAACAAAGACCGGATATACCCAAAAAAAGGGGATCCAGCAGTAAAGCCGGATCCTGACAAATGATTACCACAACAAAGCGGCTAAATCACTTTTTTCATAGCAAAAATAATCTTATGACTCCAAAACAAAAAATTTATTTTATTATCCAGGAAAGGAAATCAGCAGATATGCAGGAGCTATTGGAAATAACAGGATATAAAAAGCTCTTTTTGCTTAGGCAGATAATAAAACTGATGATTGAAAGAAAAATAAAAAGAGTTGTTTTTTTAGGTATTACTTATTTTATAATTAAAAAATAGACAAATGAAAACGTCAATTCAGATTAAATCAATTTTTGGAAAAATTATTTTTGAATTTCAAAAAGAAAATAATTCTATAAAAGAAACAGCCGAAAGGGCTGTTTTTGAAGGCGCGGACCTACTAGGCGCGGACCTACGAGGCGCGGACCTGGGAGGCGCGAACCTGGTAGGCGCGGACCTGGTAGGCGCGTACCTACGAGGCGCGAACCTGGTAGGCGCGGACCTACTAGGCGCGGACCTACGAGGCGCGGACCTACGAGGCGCGAACCTACGAGGCGCGAACCTACGATGCGCGAACCTACGATGCGCGTACCTGGTAGGCGCGGACCTGGTAGGCGCGTACCTGGTAGGCAACGTAAAAATTTTGTGTTGCAAAAATTTTACCGGAATTTACAAATACGTTGTTATTCCTTATATAACTATAGAAAATATTAAGATGATTAAAATGGGCTGTTTTAATAGATCTTTAGAAGATTGGCAAAATTATTTTTGGAATAACGACAAAGAGTTTCCTAATAATAATTCATTGCTAAGTAACGAAAGAATTATTGCGTTTAATACTGCAAAAGCTTGGTTAGAATTTGCAGAAATAGATATAAAAAATTATCCAAAAAAATATGAGCTTTAATGAATACCGTATATTACACCGCTATAGTGTTTTTTAGTCCCTTTCTTAAGCAGTTACCCAGGAAGTATAGAAACATAAGGGATACCCAAAATTTCGAGAGATTTTGCCGTCAAAAATTGAACGGAGCGGTATATTATAACCTTTACAATAAAAACACAAAAGAGTTTGTTAGGAGGGAATATTTGGTATAACGAAAAACTAGTGAACTCTAAACCTCAACAAAAGTTGGGGTTTTTTTATGCCGTATATGTATTATTAAAGGTGAAAAAAGTGAAGTTTTTTGAATACATATTATAATTTTTAGCTTCACATCTGTACGCCCCTACAGGCGTACGGGCGTTGTGAAGCTAATATAAATAAATGATATATCGACTAAAAAATAATTTTTTTAAGCAAAAATTAATATTTTAACTTTATTGTCATGAAAAATCTCACGACCTGGTTAATCGTTGGAGGTATTGGAATATATGTATTGCTTAAATTGAGGATGCTTCAAGCTCTGCAATATTCAATTAGTAATGTATCAATGGATGCAACTAATATTTTAACGCCTACTTTATCACTTACGCTTAATATAATTAACCCAACAAATACATCTACAACACTAAACAGTATTAACGCAACACTTTACAGCCAGGGGCAACCAATAGGAAATATTTTAGCATCTTATAACCAGGTCATAGCAGCAAATACAACGACTCAATTAGTTTTACCAATTAACGTACAGTTAGGAGGTTTAATATCCGATATTTACAACACAATTTTATCTAAGGGTACCAACCTGGAAATAAAGGGAACAATTACCGCAGATATTATTCCGATACCAATTGACGTAAATTATGCCATCTAGTGACGAATTGCTAAAAGTATTAAAACCGTTTCAAAACAATGAGCAAGTCATTGTTAGCGATCAAAGTGTAGGGGATATAATTTCGGCAATACTGGAAACTCATAAAGAGTATGAGAGCCAGTATGACCAAATCTATCCTTATTTTGTTGGAGGTTCTGTAATAGAAACCGCCGAAAATGTTTTCAATTATTTGAAAAAAAATGTGCGTTATGTTATTGAGCCGAAAACTTACCAAACAGTAAAAAGCCCCTCCGCTATTATTGCAACAGGTAAAACAGGCTCCGATTGCAAAAATTATGCTTTATTTAGCAATGGAATACTGGATGCACTTAGAAGAAATGAGTTATTAGATTTTGATTTATATTATCGGCTTGCATCTTATGAGGATAACGACAAAACACCACAACACGTTTTTTGTGTGTTAAAAGTGCAAGGAGAGGAAATTTGGGTGGATCCGGTACTTAATTTTTTTAATCAAAAAAAATATCCTAGCTATTACAGGGATAAAAAGATAAAACAAATGGCTCTAGTATCATTATCAGGATTTACAGGCAGGGATCCGATATACGCATCGGGTGAAAGTTTAGGAGATATACTAAGCAGTCTACAGTCGTATGGTACAACAGCAGCAACAACAGCAGCAAATATTGCAGTACCAGGATCCGGAGTTGTTGTTAGTAGTTTAGCTAGTTTGATTAATTCAATATTTCCGGCAGGGGGTTGTAAAACAAGTGATTGGACTGGATGGAATGGTTTAGATAATCGGTACGACGGAGGGTTACAAGGAGCAAATTGTGCAAGTCATATTCAAAACTTAATGCTAGGCAGAGAAAATAATATTCCTTGTGTTGTTAGCAATGTTTTGTCTTACATGAGTAGCAGTCCTACAAACTTTAATAATGTTCTTAGAAATTGGAGCCAGTTAAATGCAAAGGATATTAAACAAGATATTGATATTAATTACGTTGTGCAGGCAATAACAAAAAGTGGTTATCCTCAACAAGCCCAGGCGTTACTTAATTTATACAACACTTACAATCCTACCTCTTATACTTCTGTTTTATCTACGACTACAGGGAGTAATAACAATTTGTTACTATTAGGCGGAGGGGCGTTAGTACTTTTTTTAATTTTAAAAAAATAAAAAATGGCAATTTTACATAAAGTAATGGCAGAGGCAAAAAGAATACACAAAAAATTTCCCTCAAAAAAATGGACAGATTGCGTTAAAGATGCCTGGAAAAAAGTAAAACGACCTGGAGTAACAAAAAAGAAAGTATCAGGTACAAAAAAAAGAATACCTGAAAAAACGGTATTAAAAAAAATACGAGTAGTAAAAAAGGCTGTAAATAACCTTGAAAAAACCCAACACGATCACATGATTGGGGCAATCCGTAAAGGATCTAAATTTATTTACTATAAAGGTCATAGTATTGAAAAAAAGCCTATTATACTAACTGATGGCAAAAGAAAGAAAAAAATATACGTTTATGTGGCTTTTGGTACCGTATTTCATAGGGTATCAGAGGCAAAAAGCCATATAAATTATTTGGCTAAATAAATTTTTTGTAACTTAGTATTCATTTAAAAACAAATCACATGGCACGCAAAAGACATCACAAAAAACATACACATCGTCGTCGCTCACATTCAATGAGCGGTGTTAAAGGAATGGCTACCAACGCAGCAGCAGTTGTTGCCGGTGCAGTAATAGGTCGCTTTGTCGGCAATATGTTAGGTACTAGTTTAGCTAGCTCAACCTCTACATCTAGCTACACAAAATATATTGGTGCAGCAGTACCTATTGCATTGGGTATATTAACTCCAAAATTGGTTAAGTCCGAGTTTGGTAAAGGTTTGGGAACGGGCATGATTGCTGTTGGTGGTTTATCATTATTCCAGGCTTTAGGTGTAGTTAGTGGACTTCCGGCTGTTTCAGGGATGAAACGTGTTGGCATGGCTCCGACTAATATGAATCCAAGAGGTACTATTAGCGGATTAGATACTAAATCAGCAGCAGTTTTAACCGCTTAAGATATAACAGTTTAACGGTTCACTTTTTTCACCTTTACTCTAACTTTTTAAAATAAAAAAAATGGCAAACCAAATAGGAGAAAGACTTGTATTTGAGAACGCAAAAAATTTTGTAGCTTCTCAGGGATATGACGTTTCTCACGCAGTATTGACACAAGGATATTTACGTTCAGAGATTGCAATGAGCACTTCTCTTGCACAATATCACGTTCCCATTTTGATTAATGATACTCAAAACGGAGCCCAATATGCAACAGAGCAAAGACTAGCTTTGCAGGATATTTTTGTTGTTGCAAGGATAGGCATTTTTATTTGTGCCCCATCTTCAACTACTTCTGTAGCTTTCCCTTTGTATAGCTATCCCAACCCAACAGCTTTTAGCACATCGGGAGCGGCGGCAGCGGCTTTTGCATTATATAATGGCTCTATGAGTATTATTGTAAACAATCAGCAAGTTTTACCTACCTGGGATATTTACCGTCACTATTTTGTGCCACAAACACAAAACGGTGTAGGTGTAACAGCTCAAACCGTATTCCCTACGGATCAGCAAGATGCTAGTGAAAATGCATTTTTCCCTACAGAGCCTAATTTACTGTTAAACGGTGGATCTAATATCCAGGCATCTTTAAATTTACCTGGGGCAATTAGTACTTTACAAGCGAATGCCCGTATTGTGGTAATTTGGAGAGGTATTAAAGCACAAAACGTAACAAGTGTAAAATAAAGTTTTCCTGTTTTTCTGAAAATAGGAGTCGAGAGGGGGGGCGATCACTCCCCCCCTATTCTTTACTATTAAAAAAATTTTATGCTTAGTTTAAAATTATATCAGGCGGTAGAAATTCCGGTACCTACTAGCTCAACGCTTACTAGGTATTACTTTCAGGATCAACCGCAATTGCGTAATGCTACTATTAACGCAATACAATGTTACACTTATAACACTTTATCGGCAACGCCCTTAAGTGGTTCAGCAATGGTTGCGGCTACCGATATGAAAAAAAGTTTTTTAACATTGTATAGTGGAGATCTTCAAGTTGTTTGGAATATTCCTTTGCTTGCATTGAACAGTATTAACAATGCAACGGATCCATATGTATTTGAGGTTCCCGTTATTAACGGAATTGTTATTAGTTGGGTTAAGTCTTTTGTCTCATTACCAACTGCCCCAGGTACCACAAATGTTGCCTATGCTTTTGGTGTTTATTATACTTTGCCAAACGGTATTGGTAGTTAATACACTTTTTTCACCTTTAATAAAAGAAAATGGCAGTACCATATAAACCGGAGTTATTTAGTGTAGAGTCTGTCCTAGATTTTTATGAGGGAGCGGATGGAGTACACTTTAAAGTTTTTGGGGGTACCTCCCCTAAGCCGGAATATTGCCGATACTATTTTGATGGAGAAGATAAGCAATTAGGAGCCGAAAAATTGAATGATGCGTTAATAGGTTTAAAAGGAAACACCGATAACACCAACGCTTATTTACTTCAAGTCTTTAAAAAGCCAGGAAGAAAAAAAGCGAGTGCAATGGTAAGCGATACTGCAGAGGCTACTCAAATTGTTTTCCAATTAAATAAGGCTGAAAGATTACTTCCGTATGGTATGGGTATGATACCAACGCAGCAAACGGATCCAGCACTTACGGAGGCAATTCGTAAAATGACAGAAACGAATAACGCAATTTTAAGCAAATTATCAGCAGCAGAGATTGAGGATGAGCCGGAACCGGAAAAAAGGGGATTTTTAGGATCTATTTTAGAGAATGAAAAATTCCAGGAATTAGCTATTATGGCTATATCCGGAATATTCACAAAAGGACTTAGCGGAGCTATGGGATCTAATAATCCTACGGCATTGGCTGGAATACCTGGATCCCCTGACGATCAGCAGCATAAAGCGGCAGAGGCTTTGGTATTGCTTTCTCAAAGGGATCCAAATTATGGAGATCATTTATTGTATTTGTCTAAAATAGACGACAGTAAGTATAATATGCTTTTATCGTTTATGAAATAATATTTTATGCCTAATTACCCAGGGGATTTTGAAGGACATGAACTATACGCTACATCTACCGTGTTGGCGTATAGATTGCCGTCATTGGGAAGCTCCCTGGTATCAACTTTTGTGGGCGGTTCTGATATTGGTAACATTTATAGTTGGGCTAAAAGCCAAGACGGAACAACTGATTTTTATTGGCAGATATACCCAAATAACGACTTAACAAAGCAGCCGTTTTATATCTTGAATGATCCGTACAGTTTAATGGTTCCCTCAATGACAGAGCCGTTAAATAATTTTACTTTAACTGCACCTCCTTTGCCTGTTGTGGACTCAACACCCCCAATAGGTCAAACGATTGCAGAGGGATTAAGTAATTTTGGATCCGGTGTATCAAATTTTTTTGGTAGTATATCTACTTATTTACCCTGGATAGCAATTGGCATAGCGGCAATTATTATTTACCCTAAGATAAAAGACGGTGGCAAAAAGAAATGATAAAAATATTATCTTTTGGATATTGGGGGCGGCTGTTCTGTTATTTGCTTTTAAATCGGGCCCGAAAACAGGAACAGTTAGTGTATCAAATCCGGTACCGGAAAAATCACCGGATGCAGATTTTTTGGTAACACTTAGGGATGGAACAAAACTGTTAGCTAGCGATATGCGGTATGTATATAAAATAACTAGCGGTACAGTATTAGCAGATGGATGGCTTAGTACTTCTCAATCAAATTATGAAGTAGTGAGGCTTTTTGGTGATAGTAACAAATATTATGTATCAATTGACGATATAGTAAGTACTAGTTAAATTTATTTTATGAATAAAAACACGCAAAAAATATTATTAATTGGCGGAGGTGTTATTTTAGCTTACTACTTACTTAAGCCTAAAAGTGTTGTGCCAATAACTACAGGAACAAATACGGTTAATCCTCTGGCTTCGGGTAATTCTGTAAGCCAATTTAGTAGCCTTGCTAGTTTGATTAGTAATATCTCAAATATATTTACGACAACGCCAACGGTAACTAGTTTTACTCCGGCAACTACTGTAAGCCAACCAACGCAACAGCCGTTTACATTGGATTATTCAAGCATTCAGAATTCACCGCCTCCGGCATTGGATTTACAAAGTAGTATAACTCCAACTGATCCACTACAACTAACATAATATGAAAGAAGATAACACGATATTGTATTTAGTTGGTGGAGGTTTTTTGTTTTGGTGGTTTTTTATGCGTAATAAAACAACAATAACAACACCTATAATACAGCAAACGACTACGATACCACCTGGATCTTATTTAAGTGCAGAACAAAGTTCAGGGCAATTACAAATAGTTCCTACGCCATCGACTGTTAGCGACTTACCGGCAACAAATACGGCAAGTTCCGGATATTGCAGCGGTTGTTGTAATTGTTCTAATTGTTATGCATCTGTAGGGTATATAGCAACAAAAAGAGTACACGCAATATAATCACTTTTTTAACCTTTGGTTATGGCACAATTAGAATACGACGTAATTTTTATAAGCTATTCCCAGGCGGGCTATATTAACAGCGATTGCAATGAGATAACCTTTTTAAATTTAGGAACGGCTACGGCAAATGTAGAAAGTGTGCCATTAATGATAAATCAGTCCATGACGGTTAATGGCAATAGTTGCGAACATACTTCTAAACAATTTCAGTTAACATTTACCAATAGCGGATCCCAAACACAAAATTTAGTTGTTATCCGTAAAGTATATACCAACGCTTAATATATGCCCCAGATAAATCTAAATACCGTAAATCAAAAAAATACTCCGGCATTATATACGGATATTTTTGCAAATCTCCCTAATTACGGTATTCCAGGTCGTTTGTTTATTTCAACAGATACACAACAGATATTTGAGGATAGCGGTACCGCCTGGTCGGTTGTTGCAAATGTAACATCTACGGCATTGGTGGGTACATTACAGCAAGTTACCGCAAATGGATCTACAACGAGTATCGGAATAACCATTACAGCCGGAGGATTAACTAGTAATGCGGTAACTATTTCAGGTGGTACTTCTAATCAATTTTTAAAAGCGAACGGAACCTTAGACAGTTCAGCATATATTACTTTAACAAATTTATCTGCGACAGGTCCTGTAACTTATAATAATAGTTCTGGAGTAATAGGTATAGGACAAGCTACAAACAGTACTAGCGGTTATTTATCTTCTACAGATTGGAATACTTTTAACGGTAAGCAGTCGGCAATTACTTTAACCGTAACGGGATCTAGTGGAGCGGCAACTTTAATTGGATCAACTTTAAATATTCCAAACTATACCTATACATTACCCCAGGCAACGGGAGCTGTTTTAGGGGGCGTAGTAATAGGATCAAATATATCTGTTGCATCGGGTGTTATTAGTTTAACAAATACCAATATTACAACGGCTTTAGGTTTTACTCCTTATAATGCAACAAACCCAAATAGTTATATATCCCTTACGAGCCTATCCGGATCTGCACCAATTAGTTATAGTAACACTACAGGATCTATAGGAATAAGTCAAGCAGGCGGATCTACAAACGGATATTTAACATCAACAGATTGGAATACTTTTAATAACAAATTAAGTACTTCAACCGCCTCTAATACTTATGTGCCATATACCGGAGCTACAGGATCCCTTACGATGGGAAGTAATGATATAACCGCTCGTAATTTAACTGCTACATCAACAATATACAGTAATTCAACAGGTGGTTCTATTTTTGTTGCAACAGCAGGTACATCTAGTATGTACTTTAATATATCAACCACAATTTCGTCACTTGCATTCGGACCGGTCGTAGCAGCAAATAGCATATTTACAGGAACAACCGCCGGCGCAATTGCTTTTGGAACATCAAGTAATTACCCATTGCAGTTTTTTACAAATAATGCATTGTCATTAACAATAGCATCTAGCGGTGCCGCGACATTTTCAAGCAGTCTTACTGCGGGTGCTATATCAGGGAGTACGGGAACATTTAGTGGAGCAATAAATAGCACATTAACATCGGGTGCTGTTCTTCAAAATACTGCTGCAACTACAAGTCAGTTATATCTACAATTCATAAATACTTCAGGTAGGAATGTAATGGGTATAGAAAGTAGTGTAGGGGGAGCTTTACTTATAGGTGCGCCTGCTTATGCTACCGTATTTGGTTCTGTTACATCTACATCATTGGTGTTAGGTACAAACAATACCACAGCCCTCACCATTAACAGTTCACAGCAAGCTACTTTTGCTTCTTCTGTTACAGCAAGTTCATTTATTAAATCCGGCGGCACTTCTTCGCAATCATTACAGGCAGATGGTTCTACTTTAAACCTTACTAGTGGTACATATACCCCTACTTTAGCAAATGTATCAAATGTAGCAACAACAACCGCCTACGTTTGTACCTATAGTCAGGTTGGAAGTACTGTAATAGTAATGGGGCAATTAACAACAACCGCAACTAGCTCTACGACTTTATGCACCGTTAGTATGACCTTGCCAATTGCGTCTAATCTTTCTAACGGATCCAGGGATCTTAACGGATCGGGAGCTGCAAATGGAGCTGCACAATTAACGGCCGTTCAAATACAGGCAAGCGGAACAAAAGCTTATTTAACGTATTATCCGGCTATAACACCTAGTTTAACGGTTTCTTTTATCTTTATGTACATTATTAACTAAAAAATAAAACAATATGAACAAAGAAACAGCATTATCGATTATTAAACAGGTTTTGGACCAAGCAGTAAAGGGGGGAATATTTCCTAATATGGATGCATCTTTTGCAGCAGCAGAGGCATTCAATGTTATCAGTAAAGAGTTATTGCCACAGACCCAGGAGGCACAAAAAGCAGAATAATAATAAACCGGAGGTAGTTTTATGCTTCAAGGTAGCGATGCAATGATAGGAGCACTTTTTTCACTATTTGGATCATTGATCCTTTTTGGTATATTTTACGGTACTACACGCAACAGGCTTAATACCGTAGAGGATGACTTAAAATTAGTGAAAAACGATAAGTTAATTATTATTGATAAGTTAGCCAGAATTGAAACAAAATTGGATTATTTAACAAAAAAAAGCGATACAAATGAATAACGCAAAAACAACTATTTTTGGAGCCCTTGCGGCAGTATTGGGATTTTTAGCCCATTCAACAACAGGTATCACCCAACAAATCGGAGCAATCGGATCTAGTTTGTTTATATTCCTTACCGGAGCATCTGCAAAGGATGCCTCTAATAAGCAATAGGATTGAAATCTAAGGGGTCAAATATTATTTTAATACTAGCAATAGCAGTTATTATTATGTTATCAGCAACAACAGCAGGGGCACAATTATTTGCACTTTTAAGAAAGCTAGAGGAAGATAATACTCCGGCACTTACGGCTTATGACGATGGTACAGGCACCTGGACTATAGGTTACGGATCTATATTTAATTGGGATCTTAACAGACCGGTCCAAAAGGGAGATACTATACCGGATGCCGCAACAGCAGAGAGATGGCTTGAACAAGAGGCGGGATCTTATTTAAGCCAGGTTCAACAAATGGTTACTGTACCTATTACGCAAAATCAATTGGTATCTTTATCTTCCTTTGCTTATAATGAGGGTATAGGAGCCCTAAAGAGCTCTACTTTATTAAAATTGCTTAACAGCGGATCCGATATTAATACTGTAGCAAATCAATTCGATAGGTGGGTATATGCCGGTCATGTGTTTAGTCAAGGCTTGGCTAATAGGAGAGCAGCAGAAAAGCAATTATTTCTTTCATAGGGTTCATAGCATAGACAGTTCATTTTTGGATTATTTCCCCCGGTATTTCTATATCGGGGGTTTTTTCGTTATTTCCAAATATTTAATACAATTTGTGTAAACTTTAATTAAAAAAATAAATTGTCAAATGTTTTGAAATGTGAAAAAAAAGAATAAATATTACATCGACAAATGATTATTTACTTAAAAAAAGCAAGCTATGTCTAAATTAAAGACGCTCCAATTGTGGAGATCTACCGAAGATTTATTATCCGACCTGGATAAGCTAGACCGCAACATATGCCGTATCAATATGATACTACAAGCGGTTACTATTTCCTATGTATCAATTAATTTTTTTGCAAGATCCGGAGCCGGTGTGCGTATATTCCATGCACTTAACCAGGATCATTTTGAGTTCAATTTAGAATTGGAGGTTACCAAGTTATTAAATGATAACCTGGATCAACTAATCCAACACAGGGAGGAAATAATTAAAAAAATTAAACCGTCAAAAATTGGAAAATGAAAAAAATAATTATTATCCTATTGGTTTTTTGCAGTTGTTCTAACAAGGTTTATATAGGCGGCAAACCTCCTAAATTTTTTTGGTACATAGGCAAAGACAAAATGGGAGTTTATTATTACAAACGAAAAAATAATTTATATGCAAAATCAAATGATATTCAACAGAGATAGAAAAACAATAAAAATAAATCACGATTCACATTCTGAATTTTGGAAAGATCAAAACCATAGGATAACCGGAATGGTAAGTATAGAGTATATTGTAGATACTACCAATTATAGTGGTAGAAATTTAGATAATACTCCAATAGAAAGAACTTACAGAACTGAACAAATTGTCATGAACGCAGAGGATGCCATGTGTTTATTAATTGCTTTACAAAAAATTCACCTATAAAATAAACAATATGAAAAGTAAAACAAACGAAACAGCATTTCCGGCATTTCCAATGATGGATAATTTAGGTCAAGCAGTTACCCCATTCCCAGGCATGACTAAACTAGAATATTTTTCATTACATATTTTCCTAACAACACTATCAAGTACTGTAACATTACATATCTGTAATGATCAAATCATTAATAAGGCGGAAAATCTTATTAATGATATAGAAAAATATCAACAAAAATTAAATAAAACAAACGATACGGCGTTAAAAATTATCCAATGACAAATGAGGATATTTTACTACAGCTACAGAGCAGAAAATACAATCCCGAATACATACCGCCAAAAGACTTTAAAGTACTAACGATAGGGAATAAACTAATAGGATCATTACAAAATTATGTATGTTTTACAGGGTTGCCCAAAACGGGCAAAAGTACTTTTTTATCTTCTTTGGTAGCATCTGCGGTACACCCTGGTGATTTTTTTGGGCTTAAATTGAATATGCCCGACAATCGTAAAAAGTTATGCTATATAGATACGGAAAGCTCTGATCATGATTTTTACAGGCAGATGGAACGGATCCGGTCATTTTTGGATATTAACCGGATACCGCCATCTATAGAGTCTTTTGCAGTAAGGGAGGATAATCATAAAACAATTATATCCTACATTGATACCTACCTTACTATTACTCCGGAATGTTCTGTAATTATTATAGACGGGCTCCTGGATCTTATTATTAATTATAACGACGAGGCGGAGAGTAGGCAGTTAATACAATGGCTCAAAACAATTACCAAGAAATATAATATCTTGGTAATTACTGTAATTCATTTGGGAAAAAAAGATAATCAAACATTAGGACACCTGGGCTCCGCTTGCGATAGATACGCT